AAAACTGCGAACGAAAACTCAACACTTCTCTGCAAATGATGGCCCTCGCATTCCTGGCACTCATACTAAAAAGACTTTAAACAGGCTCTAAGCCAGCCGCGATTGCATGAAGCTGGACTCGCTCATAAGCCTCATAATTGCCATCGCTTGAGGGGCTTCCAAAACGGACATCCTCACCGGGCTGCAAATATTCAATCATTCCCGGTCTGAAAACTTCAACCTTGTCTGGTTCGCTAGAAGAACCGCCAGAAGTTTTCTTGGCAAGCTGCCCAACTACTGGTCCATCGCTGCCGCTATTTTGAACAACGAAGGCGGCGAAACAGGCTTCAATCTTTTTGCGCCAAAGTTCTGCATCATCATATCCATCAAGGTCGCGCAGCCGAACCATTGAAGGTGCGTAAGCTGTAACCCCTCGGAATTGTCCAGCGCGTTGCTTGCGGAAAATATGCAAAATCTGGTCAGCGGGAACTCTGATACTTTGCAGTTTGCTTCTGCCTATAAAGCTGTCACCTGGATGTTCCTGCCAAAGCCAATAAGCAACCCTGCGGTTATTTTTATCAAACTCAATGCCTTGATTGATGTAATTGCCGTTATTACCAAAAGAGGATTTGGAAGTATCGAGAAAATCAGCTTCCAGCACTTGCAGCTTCAGCGGAATTGCAGAATCGTTGTAATTCACATCACGAAAGCGAACGAAACATTCTCCGCTTTCAAAAATGCTTCTGCCAACAAGTGCCTGTATTCCGCAAAAATCCAAATCCTGCTCAATATCACAAACCTGCGTCCAGTCTTCCCAAGCTCGCATGATTTGTTTGTTAAGGCGGTCTGAGCCTGTTTTGGCTTGCGCAATAATTCCTGTGCCAATCGCATTGCCAACAAACACTTCAATTGCTTTGTTGCCGTAGCAATTATTGCGAACTAAATCACGAGCGCGGTCGCGAAGCCTACTTCCAGCAGCACCAATTTCGGCATTGGCTGATGAACCAGTTGTTACCCAGTCATCAATCCTTCTGCCAGTTTTTGCGCCATCAAAACCCCGCGCTATAATGTCTAGCGCAAGGCGAGCTTGTTTGCGCTTTACTCCTGCGACAGGAGAAAAGACACTGATTAAATCATCTATCCACATATTAGTCCTTTATGAATGAGGCGAAACTCGCCCTTGATTTTGGGGTTGGTGAATTTGCGCTCAAGCCATCACGAATAAGGTCGCGAGCCTTAATCATGTCGGCGGTTGACTGGTAGCGGACGGATTTTTCGCCGTAGCGAACTTCCAGAGTGCCTGAAGCGATTGCCGCTTCCAGAGCGTCAAGTTGGGATTGTGTAAATGCCATATTGTTTCCGTTAAGTTTTGAGCCAGTTATCCATTCGTGGAATCCACGGCTTATTTGTGGATTCTGTTTTTGGTATTTCTGGTGCTGGTTTTGGAAGGCTCGCCATATCTCTGGCTAGGCTTTCCAAATCAGCGTTAAGAAGTTTCAGGGCTGCAAGTGCGTAAACATTGCAGTCTAAAACCTCGTTTCTCGCTCTGATTTTTATCCACTCGCGCTTCGCCGCACCTTTGTTGAAGGTGGTAACTTGCTTTTCCGCTGTGAGCTGAAGGAAATATTCCTTATCTCGGTCAAACGGAAAGTGATAATAGCCATAGCTCGGCTCAGTAATTTTGAGCCGTGAGAAAATCACTTCTTTTGCGGTGTCTGTTCCAATTGGATAGAGCCGCAATTTATAGCGGTTGCTTCTGCTTGGTCTGCCCACCAGCGGCTTGCCAGTTTGACTAACCCCTTTAATTGCAAAAACACCTCGTAAAGCTCTATCCGCAGAAAACTGGTAAACGGCTTGCGTGTGATGACCGCCAGAGTCAACGCAGGTGCAAGCAATGTTCAATGACAATCCAGTTTTGCTTTTGATTGGCTTAAGCAGGAATTTATCCAGCTCTTGCCAAACATTTTCTTGGGCTGGGTCGCCATAAAAAACCCGATAATCCAACGACCAGCTTTCTTCGCCAATTCCCCAACCTTTAACTTCAATCTCTAAGCGGTCGCCTTGAACATCCACCCCAGCGGTTACAAGCACCACTTGTTCTGGAGCTTCCAAGCCCCAGCTTTCCTTACGAGCCATCAAGGAATCAGCTTCAATAACTTCGCCAGCTTCTTCCCATGTTTCGCCAAGTGATGTGTTCACCCAAGTTTTTAGAGTTTCAGGCAGCTTTTTTGCCCTTAAAAACTCTGTAACCATTTGGGCAAAGCTAACCCAAGGAGAGTAAAGCTCACTTAAGTGAAAGCCAGCAATGCCGCTAAAATTATTCTCGGCAATCCATTTTCCCTTTTTCAAAATATCGGACTTGTCTGAGTCTAGTATGGTGCAAGCACAGTGTTCGCACTGGTATTGCACAGTGCTAACACGGTGTTTTTCATCGCCTTGTTTTGTTTCGTCTTTCTTCCACTTTACTTGCGACCACTTCAGGGTTTGAAACTCGCCACAATGAGGGCAAGGAACATAAAACCTTCTTTTGTCGCTTTGCTCAAACGCTGCTTCAATGCGGCTCGCACCTTTGATGGTGGGAGTTGATGTCAGCACCAGCTTTCTATTCCAGAAAGTTGTGGAGCGTTTTTTCGCAAGGTTTACAGGGTCGCCTTCCGTTCCTGCCGAAACAGGGTATCTATCCACTTCATCGCACAGAACGATTCTGATCGGGCGGCTGGCAAGTGAAGCTGGTGAGTTCGCGCCAGCCATCGTGATGTGCCCACCAGGAAAGCGTTTATGTAAAAGTGTGTTGCCGCTATCACGGCTGCGCGGGTCTTTAACCAACCCATGCAAAACCTTAGTATCTCTAAGCATTGGCGCAAAGCGGTCTTTGCTCCAAGCCTCTGCCATATCCAGCGTTGGCTGTAAAAGCAGTATCGGCGCAGGGTCTAAGTGAACATGAAATCCTATTATGTTGTTTATAATCTCAGTTTTACCAACCTGAGCCGAAGACATAATGACAACCGTATCAATGTGCGGGTCATTAATGCTATCCATCATCTCCCTTTGATAAGGGGCGCGGTCAGTATGCCATTTTCCTGCTTCTGCGCTCGCTTCACTACTCAGCTGCCTGAAGCTGTCCGCCCATTGGCTGATTTTCAGCTGGGGCGGCGGTGCTAGGAGTCTGATTGTTTTCTGAACCAGAATTCTGATTGCTTTGTGTTGAGTCATAGAGGAGCAGCTCTGTTAATGCTTCAACAACCAGCTGCTTCAGTGCCTCTTCAACATCATGAAAATCCTTTTTTCCAATTACGCTGTGCGCGGCTCTTGTAGGTAATGACATTAACTTTGCTTTGAAGGCTGTGACCATTGAAGCCCATTCAATTTCAACTTCGACTTTAGGAAGCAATTCACCATTCAGAGCTTTCACCTCCAGTTCGGTTTTATCTGCCTGTGCTTTTAGTAACCTCGCTCTTTCTTGGTGTGCATCAATTGTGATTATATCTTTGCCAAAGGCGCGTTCTTGCAGGAATTTGATATAGCCGCGCACACAGCCGACCAGCTCATATTTTCCCTTCTCAGCCTTGGGGATTATCCCATCTTTTGCCATCTGCTGCACTCTGCGCTCAGACAAGCCGAATAGCTTGGCGATAACGCCAACTTTGTATAATGGTTCTGACATAAATTTACTTCGTAATTATCCAACCAGCGAAATCACCAAACCGAAACCACATAGTGGCTTCATCACCTAGCATTGCTGGGTCAAGAGGTCGTTGAACGCCTGATAAACTTAACTCTTTTGCAATAACACTTTCTGCATCAACGCCAGCCGCAACCTTGCCAGCCAGCGTTAATCTCCAGAAGACAGTTGCCTCATATCCTGAAGCGGCTTCGCATTTATCAACGATGATGAGCGCACCACCTTTCTTAATCAGAGATTTCAGATTGTTGATAAAATCTTGCCGCTTTTCTATTGGCATGAACATCAGCAACAAATTGCAGACAGCCAAATCAAAAGGCTGAAAGCGATAATCCAACGCGTCAATGTGAACCAACTCGCCAGAGGCTTGGTATTGCGCACACATTTCCGCGCTGGACTCTATGCCAACTAGCTGGGCTTTGCGCTCCTTCAGCGTTTCGGCGATAGCTCTTCCGACATTGCCAGTAGATGCTCCAATGTCATAAACCAGTCCATTTTTGGGGATAAAGTGCCGCGCAATATGCGCAATTGCACCTGTAACCATATCATACCAAGGCAGCTGTTCGCGCACATGGGTATCGAAACTTGAGGCCACCGAAGTGTTCTCAAATGTCCATTCACGAGGTATTTTCATAATTTTATATCGGTAAGGTTTGCCACTCATTCCCAGCTTCAATCTGGATAGAGCGGATTTGATGGCGTTCATACATTGCGCGAGTGCGAGGGTTGCTCTCAATCGCGAGATAGTCTGTTTTGCCATGTTTCGGGATAACATATTTTTTCAGCATCACTTCTTTTGCGACTGGCGGGGCAAGCCTATACACATTGAAGTATGATTCTTGAGGTAGCCAACCAGTCTTTTGCTCGATACTTTCAAGCGTTGCCTTCTGATGAATTGCAGGGCGAGCGGTTAGCATTATGACATGATGGGGTTTGATTAACTCCACCAACCATTGCCGATAACGCTCAGCTTGAATTTGCCTTGTGAAAGGGGTTAGTTTTTCCTCGCTGTTTTCCACCAGCGTGTAATTCAGATCCAATAAAATAATCATAATTCTATTCCTAGTCGTTCGGAAAATGCTTGCCTAGCCTTGGTTACACGCTCCATCCGACTTCCATCAGGATAAGGTAAATTGAACTCAAAATCGAGAGCTCTTTTTAACTTTTCTGCGTCAACGGGCTTTGCTTTCACAGCTATGGCTTGCACATTACTGTTGCTTTCGGTGATGTTCACAACTTCAAAGAATTCTTTGAAAAGCTCGTAGAATTCTTCTTGGCTATGATACTTCTGAACCTTCGGACTGCTGCCAATATCACCAAGCGTGATTCCAGCTTCGTATTCCAGAAGGAATGTCCTGCCAGTTGATTGCCGCTGGTTCAAAGAATTGTAACCTTTGATTTGCCGAATGTTGATGTGGTTAATACTGGAAGCAACCGCATACAATTTAGTTTGTGCGCTACAAAGTGCTGCGCATATACAGGCTATATGCTTTCTATCTTCCGCGAACGGAACGCTATTTAAAACGCTAGAAATGAATATTGAGGTGAAAGGAACTTTTTTTGTTCCAACATCTTCCAGAAATTCATCAATCAGCTTCAAACTTACGCTTTTGTCAATTTCCTCTGATTCATTCACTCGGTATGGTTCAAATGCGGTTACATTCACACCAATGGAACGCAGGATTTGTGTTTCGTGTAAGTGTCCAGCACCGAAATCTAAAACAGATTTTCCGTGTTCTTTTACCCATTTTTCGCGGTTTTTTGCCTCAGTTACATCAAAATCCTTTGATGTGCTATTGCCAGCCACCGCAAATATAAACCCGCGCCCCAAATCTTGGCGCACACGGCGCAAACGGCGGAATGAGTTATAACGAAGCAAATCCTTGTAGCGGTTATGAATATCAAAATCCATTGAGAGCAAGTTCAGCATCGCATCAGCCAACTTGCCTTCGTCTTCGCTCACGAAAACCACCGCAACCTCTTTTCGCTTACTTTCGGCGAGCATTTGTAATCTGCCTATGCCGTTTACTACCTTCAGCTCTTTTGTCGCCACAATCGGCATTAAAACGCCTTTGAGGTAAAGCGTCTTGGAGATGCTTGCCGCGTATTGAATCCACCTGCCAGCATT